CCCCTCCCTCATACCCTATCACTCCTCCCCATTAATCTATCACTCCATTGGATAGCTAAATAGTATGTGGAGTGTATGTGGAGTGTAGTTAATATTGTATGTATCGGATTGCGGTATATTGACCCATTCAAAATTTTTATATAAATCTAATACCAACTAAAAATCCCCTATAGATATATATCTATAGGGGATTCTATTGTGGGTGATACTAATATAGATACTATGTGAGAGTGATCTATATTAGTATGACCTGCCCACATACCGCGCGGGTGGCAGGAGGGTGTCTGGCATCATGGCATCATGGCATCATGGCAGAAAATGCCAGATCGTGACACGGTGCCAGAATGACCGGACGATTCACAAATTAATCAAAACTGTGAATCGTCCGGTCTGCGAGAATCTCACAGTCCGAGTGCATCAACCGATGTTTCTGCAATCAATTGATCCAGCCGCTTTTGTGCCTTTGCCTTATACACTTCCATGCGTGAATCCAATTGATCCTCCCCTACAAACTCTGCGAACCGGATCATGCCACGGCATTTCGGCATATCAGGAGCATATTTACCTGATGCCCATCCAGCGAACATATCGCGCAGAACATTAGTTTTAGTCTCGATCACGTTCAATTGATCCGGTGTATAGGAATTGAAATCATCTCCGAATTTGCACACAACTGATGCGATGAATTCGTACGCGGCCTCACTGTAGGTTTCAATGAACCATTGTTGCAGATATTCAGTAGTGATCCGGCCACCTGATGAATCAGAATCCAGATACTTGATGCATTCGGATACATCGATGGATTCTTGCGGAATCTCGCGTGCACCAGTCTTGATGATTGATTCACGGATGATGGAATCTTGTGCATCCTGAATCAGACTGAGACAATGGGGCAGCATTGCCTTGAGTTGTTCATCGCTAAGAGTTGTGACTTTGGGAACTGAGATACACTTGGATGATGTGAGATTCTCGCTCTCATACACTCCGTCTTTGTTCTTTTTCGCAATGATCCTTGCAAGCCTCTGACCAGTCAGAGCTTTGGAAGTCTTTGTAAGCTCTAAGACAGTGTGACGATTAGAAATGGTTGACATGATGATTTACTCCAATGAGTTAATGGGTTGAGAGATTGGCAACATTGCCACAATGCCCACTAGTGATAATGGGCCTCTATATGGTACACCCGATTAGCCAAAGTTCAAAGACTGTTACAAACTGTTACATTTACATCGACCATCCTCCTATCCGCAGTGGGGAGGTGTGGGGCCTTTTTAGTGTTTTCGGTTGGCTTCTAGCCTATAGTGATTCTCTAAAATTCCTAATAAAAATCAGTGATTCTGTGAAAGTCCCCAGTCTTCACTTCATCCTAATTCCATGTTATACTCTTCCCATTATGAGCACCACTCAGAACACCACATCAGACAAAGCTCTCGCACTACTCGCTGATGGATTAGAACCAGCAATAGTTGCCTCAGCTCTAGGAATCTCACCCTCTCGGATCTCTCAACTTCTGAGCGAGGAAGATTTCACACGGAGACTCGCAGAACTGAGATTCGGAAGACTCCAAGAGAATAATGCTCGAGATAAAGAACTAGATAATCTAGAAGATCAGATTATTCGACAACTCAAAACAGCTCTCCCTATGGCTATGCGGCCCGGAGAACTCGCTCGCCTTCTCCAAATTGTAAATGCTGCAAAACGACGTGGACAATCAGCTCCAGTAACTACACCTACTGGCACCACAATTATTAAACTTTCTATTCCTACACAAATTATAAATCATTTCGCACTTAACTCAGCTAATCAAGTGATCGCAGCAGGAGAACAGAGTCTTCTCACAATTCAATCAGGACAGATCAACAAATTAGCTGAGACAGTATTACCGAGGATTACACAAAATGAATCCCCCTCTCCGCATCGCGCCTCAAACAAACTTGCAATCTCCGCAGCCGATTTCGGATTCGCGTAATCGTAATCTCTCAACTAATCCTCATCTCGCAGCAGATAGGGATAGGGCTAATGAATTGCTCCTCCGAATTCTTAACAATCAGTTCGCATCTAACCAAGTAATTAAGGTATCTCCAAGTGGCAGAAATCTCTGAGATTCAAGAAGGAGCATTTGATTCTCAAAATGCGCATGAGCTCGCAAGGACATCTATGGATTTCTTTGCAGCTCTTGCGATGCCAACTATTTTCAAATATTTTTTCCCCGCAATTTTCAAATCCATTTGGGCATGGGTGATAACTCATCTGCTCAAAGTACGAGACTTCTCTTATCTCGCAATTGGACTCCCCCGAGGATTCGGAAAAACATTAGTAATTAAACTCCTCATCCTCTACGCAATCATATTCACCCAACGCCAATTCATCATCATCATTTCAGAGAATGAGAAGAAAGCAATCTCCATTCTCTCAGATGCAGAAGATATGCTGAATGAGCCAAATGTGAAAGCACTCTTTGGTGATTGGTCAACCGGCATAGATACTAATAATGCTCTCCTCAAAGTATTCTCCTATCGTGGCCGATCAATCATCCTCAAAGCGGCGGGGGCAGGATCTGGTATTCGAGGAATCACAGAAAAGAATCTTCGCCCAGATTTCATGATTTTTGATGACATCCAGTCTCGGGAGGATTCACAATCTGAACAACTCTCAGATGCTCTCGAAGCTTGGATGTATGCAACAGCTTTAAAAGCTAAGTCTCCAGAAGGATGTCTATTTGTATTCATTGCAAATATGTATCCCACCAAAGGATCTCTTCTTCGGAGAATGAAAAAGAATCCTACCTGGACCAAATACATCGTAGGTGGGATCACAGCGGATGGTAAATCTCTTTGGGAAGATCTTCAGCCGATTCAACAACTCTTGCGAGAATTCGTTAATGATCTTAATGCGGGCCACCCTGAAATCTTCTACGCTGAAGTTCTCAACGATGAGAACGCCACAGTTAATAATCTAGTAGATATCTCTAAAATTCCTCCCTATCCATTTCGAGATGATGATATCCCTCTCGGTAAGTTCATTGTAATAGATCCCTCCAATGATAAAGCAACCAGTGATGCAGTATCTATCGGATACTTCGAACTTCACAATGAGCGGCCAGCTCTCTTAGATGTAATTGAAGGTAGAATGTCCCCAGGTGAAACCATTGCTAATGCCATTACACTAGCGATGAATAAGGGGTGCAGAATTATTGGTGTGGAATCTAATGCCTATCAATACTCTCTTCTCTACTGGTTCACATTTATTTGTCAGCAACGAGGAATAGAAGGTATTGAATTTGTAGAACTGTATTCAGGAGTTCGCTCTAAGAACTCTAGGATCATCAAGATGTTCACAATGTTAGTACCTCAGGAAATCTTCATTGGTCCTAGAGCGCGTCCTAATGTATTCGCTCAGATCACATCATTCAATCCTCTTCGAATCGATAATGTAGATGGTGTTCTTGACCTGCTTACTTATGGACCTAAGATGGTAGAACTGTACGGAGAACAAATCATCTCCCAATCTATCATCATCGAACAAGAATCCGATGCCACTCAAGTCATTGAATATAACTCTCCATTCTAATAGATCTTACTAGGAATCAATATGGCCACAAAAACCGGTGCTGAAGCAGAACTGAATCTCATCAAAATCTCCAAAGATTCGATGGATGGTCTCTATCAGTACGCAACTCGCTGCAAACAACTCGCATATGAACAATGGAATATACGTCAGGTTATGATGTATATGGATAAACAATATGCTCGCGAAAACGATTACACAGATGATGGCCTAAAATCTAAGATCGCAAACTGGCAAGGGAACTCTAATAAATTCCAGAACATTACTGTTCCTCTAGTTCTCGAACAAGTTGAAGCAGCTGTCACTTATCAATCCTCCGTATTCCTCACAGGTAATCCTATCTTCGGTGTTGTTTCCTCTCCCGAACACATGAAAGCCGCGAAACAACTCGAAACCATTATTGATTATCAAGCTGTCAAAGGTGGATGGACTCGACAATTCATCCTCACATTCCTCTCCGCATTTAAATACAATCTCTTTGCTCTCGAAGTAGATTGGGTGAGAGAACAATATCCTATTGTCGAAACCGCGGCAGGAGCTCCTAACTCAGCAGCACTCTCTAATTTTGCTTGGGAAGGCAATAGAGTGAGAGCTTGGGATATGTACAATACCTTCTGGGATGTACGATACGCTCCCGCAGAAGTCTCAGCTAAGGGGGAATTTGCAGGTAATATTGAACTCTGTTCCCGCATGGAGATTAAAAAGTATCTAGCGCAGACTCCTAATATCATCACCCGTAATATTCTCGAAGCTCTGGAATCTCCCACAATCGGAGTGAATATCTCCAATGATACCTCCCAACTCTCATACTATATTCCTCAAATCTCCCAGTCTCAAACAGTAAATCCCACTCTTCTTGGAGAATTCAATTGGCTAGCTTGGGCAGGAATGGAACCTTCTGGCAAACAAATTGATTATAAAAACATCTACCAGAAAACCACAATCTATGCTCGTATTCTCCCCTCAGATTTCAACATTTCCACAGTAGCGCCCAACACCCCACAAATCTGGAAACTTCAATTCATCAACAATGTTCTGATCTACGCACAGCCAATGATCACAGCGGAAGATATGCTCCCTGTTCTTATTGGACAGCCTTATGAAGATGGTCTCAAATATCAGACTAAATCTCTCGCAGCTAATGCATCTGATTTTCAGAATGTTGCATCAGCAATGATGAATTCGATGGTACATTCTCGTCGTAGAGCTGTAGCTGACCGAGTTCTCTATGATCCTTCCCGAGTTGCAGCTCAACAAATCAACTCAGATAATCCATCAGCTAAGATTCCTGTGCGTCCCGCCGCTTATGGTAAAAACATTGCTGAATCAGTTTATGCTTTTCCCTATCGTGATGATCAAGCTGGCCTTCTGATGCAAGAAATCTCTCAAATCTCTGAGATGTCTAATCGTGTTTCTGGTCAGAACCGTGCAAAACAAGGTCAATTTGTTAAAGGAAACAAGACTCGCAGAGAATTTGACTCTGTAATGGCTAATGCTAATGGTAGAGATCAGCGTACAGCCATGATGTTTGAAGCTCAGTTGTTCACTCCGCTGAAAACAATGCTGAAATTCAACATTCTCCGTAACCAGACTCCTGCAACTCTCTATTCTAGAGAACTTAAGACCATGGTTGCAGTAGATCCTGTGCAGCTCCGCAAAGCAGTACTGGAATTCAAAGTATCTGATGGTCTTATTCCAGCAGAAAAGCTTATTCAAGGTGATGCTCTAGACGCAGCTCTCAATACTATTGCTGTTAATCCTGCAATTGGAGCATCATACAACATTGGTCCGATGTTCTCTTATCTTATGAGTACACAAGGAGCTGATCTTGAGCCGTTTGAAAAATCTCCTCAACAAGTAGCTTTTGAATCAGCTATGGCAGCTTGGAATAACAATGTACAACTCATCTCTCAACAAATGATTAAAGCTGGACAAACTCCTACACAAGCTAACTTTCCTCCTCAGCCTAAGCCAACTGATTATGGATACACTCCAGGTGCTCCAACTCCTGAAACAGCTGAATCTACTTCAATCCTAGCTCAATATCAAGCCACTGAAACTCAAGAAGGAGAGAAATGATGGCTACCCCACTCACTAATGATTTCACTGAGTATGCTTTTGAAACCCCACAGGAGGAACGATCTGCTAAACTTTTCACACCAGCTAATCTCGCACTCCTCTCCAATCTTCTGGCAGCTGCAGCTGTAGAGAAAGTAGGAATCACATATGACATAGCTAATCCTATCGCTCATGTACTTGATGAAGCTAGACTCACTGGCCAGATTCAGGTATTGAGAATTCTAATTAATGGTCATCATGACACAATGGCTGAATTAGCTGCACTCGCAGATGAGTCGCCTAGCCAGCAATCATTTGAGCAATCTTTCCAATCACCCTTCCAATCTTAAAGGAATCTATCATGAGCATTATGCAAGCTTTCCAAAACATTTTTTCTGGCCAACAAGCACCTAATAATCCTGGTCCTACTCCTCCAGGTAATCTTCCTCCTCAAGCACCTCCTATGATTGCGGGGTCTCCGAATGGTCAAACTCCTCCCCAGAATCTAATCACTAATGCTCCTGCTGTTTCTAGTGATCCTACTCTTCCGCCAGAACCAAAAGCCCCTTTTGCTGACTTTACTGATTTCTGGAAAACTCCGGAAGTCGATCCAAAAGCACCCGCCACTGGTCCTATTCAATTCAACATCGATCCTGCTAAGATTACTCAGACTGCACAACAAATTGACTTCACACGTGCAATTACTCCTGAGATCCTTGCTAAGATCAATGCTGGTGGACCTGAAGCAATGACTGCAATGTTGGCCGCAGTGAACACAATTGCACAACAATCATTTGCACAAGCTGTACAGGCTAACGCTAAGATCACAGAATCTGCTGCTGCTGTTACTCACGCTAATATTGGGAATGCAATTCCTGATCTGGTACGCAAACAGACCATCAGCAATGCGCTACGAGAGGACAATCCTCTATTCAATCGTCCGGAGACCGCTCCGATGTTGCAGATGTTTGAACAACAACTTGCAACGCGCTTCCCGCAGGCTACTCCTGCACAAATCACTCAATACGCTAAACAGTATCTTACTGATTTTGTTCAAGAAGGAGCTAAGGCTATGAATATTACCACTAACGGTAATCCTCAGTCACAAGCCGCTACTGCTAATTCTGGATCTGATTTCAGTAACTGGTAAGATTAGCATACTGAGATCCTATCTTCTCATTCTTTACTAAGGAATTAATCCAAATGGCTGTCGTCAAACCCAGTGTCTATAACGGGGCACTACAACGTCAGGCTCAATCTGGAGATGTTATCTCCGGTACTGAGACTCGTCAGACTCTCTCAACTGCTGGTGCTGGCACTATTACTGCTGCACAAATCACAGGTGGTATTCTTGTGCGAACTGGCCCTACCGCTGGTTTCACTGATACTACTGCAACTGCTGCTCAAATCATTGCTGGTCTGTTGGCTAATCAACAATTCCTTGGCTCAGGAGCTATTACTCCTCAAGGTATTGATCGTGGCCTGACTCTGCGTTTGCGCTATCTCAATACTGTTGCTTACGCAGCTACTCTTGCTGCTGGTACTGGTGTTGATCTGGTAGGCAATACTGGTGTTAATGCTTCCAGTGTTAAGGATTTCCTTCTGACTATTAAGAATGGTACTCCTCAACAAGTGTTGGCAGCTAATACTACTAGTGCATCAACATCTGTCGGTGGTCTTACTGCAGCACAATTGCAGAATATTACTCCCGGTATGTTGGTTAGTGGTACTGGTATTCCTGGTGGCGCATCAGTTGCTTCGCAAAACCTGAATGGCTATCTTGTACTTTCCACGGCAGCAACTGCTGATGGTTCGGCTGTAGCACTCACATTCAATCCGAATGTTGAACTGCTTGGTCTTGGCCAAGGTACTCTGTAATCACTAAAGAGAGGAAACATTAATCATGTCTACCGGTATTCTTACCACTGCTGCACTAACTCAAGACCTTGCGAAAAAGAGTTTTGCAGCCTACATCACTCGCTTGATGCCAAATGGTCAAGCTCCTTTGTTTGGTATGACTAGTATGCTCAAAACTGAGACTGCTGTTCAATCTGAACATGGGTTCTTTACCAAGACTATGTTGTTCCCTGAGCTCACGCTTAGTGCACAAGCAGCGGCTGGCGATACTACTCTCACTGTTACGAGTACTGCTAACATTCTGCCTGGCATGATGTTCTCTGTGTACTCCACTGGTGAGAACATTCTGGTTAACTCTGTAAACAGTGCGACCAGCGTGAGTGTTCAACGAGCTGTTGGTTCTGTTGCTGCTGCAACCATTGCTAGTGCTGCTGCTCTATACAGCATTGGTAATGCATTCGAAGAGTCTTCGCTTCGTCCTAATGCTCTCAATATCAACCCTGTTCGTATTACGAATCTTACCCAGATCTTCCGTAATACTTGGGCTATCTCTGACACCATGAGGCAAACCCTTATGATTGCTGGAGATACCAATGCTGCAGAATCTAAACAAGATTGCAGCACGTTCCATGCAGTTGATATTGAGAAAGCTCTGATCTTCGGGCAGAAGTCTCAAGGCTCTCGCAATGGTCAACCGTTCCGTACTATGGATGGTCTGATTGCTATCATCGGCAATCTGTCTTACTATCCCTCTAGCTACTCCAGCACGAATGTGTATACTGCTGGTTCTACCACTACGTATACTCAACTCCAAAACTATCTGGAGCCGTGCCTGAATCAGACTACTGATCCCAAGACTGCTAATGAACGTATTGTGTTTGTTGGTGGAACGGCTAAACGAGTGATCAATGATATTGGTCGTCTCAATGGTACTTACTATCTCACTGATGGTCAGACTAATTGGGGCCTGCAATTCAGTACCTTCAAGACTGCTCGTGGCACCTTCCGACTGATTGAACATCCTGTGTTCAACAGTAACGTTGCGTGGGCTAAGATGGCTTTGGTTGTTGACCTTGCAACCTTCAACATTGCTTATCTTGGCGATCGCAAGACTCAACATCGTGCGTTCAATGAGCAAGCTGGTGTTGCACAAGACAACGGTATTGATGCTGTTGGTGGTACTCTCACTACTGAGATGACTGCGCTTGTGAAGAATCCTCCTGCTAATGCAGTGATCTACAATCTGACCGCGGGCGCAGCTGGTTAAGATTCCCAGAGTCTCCTAGGTGTTTTTGCTAGTTTTCCACCTGTGGGAAATAAAACTAGCTTCCCTCCCACCATTTGTAAGGATCAATGTCATGGCTATCAAAAAGATTTTCAAGTGTCGTATTCCTAACTCTAATTTTGTTCTTGCTTCAGGCAAGAATATTCCATTCACCGGTGGACGTTATATCACTGATGATCCTTATGAAATTAAGGAACTCATGAAAGAGATTGGTGAAGAAGGTAGTGATAAAAGTAAACATCCTCACCTCTATGTGGACACGAAGGAATCGCAGATTGATACAACCCTCCAAGACCGAATCAACGCGGCGAAGGCTAAAGCTGTGGCTGAAGTCTTGAAAGAGTATGAGACTCAGAATGGAGTGCTCATTGGTGGGACTGCATCACTTCCTCAAGAAACTGTTGTAGTTACCGAGACTGCTAAAGTAGATGTAGATCCTGTGACAGGACTCATGGTCACTCAGGTTGAATCTTCTAAGGAAGAAGTTAAGGTAGTCACTCCAGCTCTCCCTGAGTCCGCAGCCGCTAAACTCCTAGCAATGCGAGCAGCTAATGTAGGTATTGCTTCGAGTGCAGGCAATCCTATGATCGCATCCTCTGGAACCTAATCTCTCTCCTCTAAATATTCAAACCTCTCATGCCTGCTACCATCAACTCCCTCAAAGATGATCTGCTAAATTCAATCCTCAAGAGGCCTGATTTGGCAGACATGAGCACTTTGCATATTAAGAATGCAATTCTCAAAGCTCACGCAGCAGATTTTTGGATTCGAGATCTGTTCGAAACTAACTTTGCTTTCGGAGCGAAAGACACTGTATATACTCTGTATCCTGAGACTCTCATTCCACGCTACCGAGTAGTCAAGTATCTCAATGCAATTGATCCAGTTACAGGATTCACAATCCAACCGATGAAGAAGATCGATGTAGGTCAATTTCTGGATGGATATAATTACATTCGAGATAATTCATTCTATCAAGCAGGTAACACTCTTAAGATCCGAGTATCAGCTCAATACGATACTTATGGAATCGGCTGTTTCCTCTTTCCTGATACAACTCTCACAGTTCCTTCCTGGATTGCAGATCAGTATCCTTTCGCAATCCTGTATGAAGCAGCGCGTACGATGTATAAAATCATCGGTAAAGCGGATGAATCTAGATCCATGGAACTCCTTGTAGGTGAAGCCATGGCTGAAGTTAAGATGAGTGGTATCGATATTCCTGGAGATTCAATATGACTGACGCAACAGTTTGGGAAGGCCAATCAACTAATATTCCTGTCGTTAATACCGATGGGAATATTATGGAGGAGTGGCAGACAGCTACAGCTTCACAAACAGTATTTAATCTAGTTTCCTTCGAGTACACTCCAGGGACTAATTCTCTTTTTGTTTTCAAGAGTGGTCTGATTCTTCATCGAGATGTAGATTACACGGAAACAGATGAGAACACAGTTACTCTCACTACTGGTGTTCCAGTTAACACTCAACTTACATTTCTGGCAATCGCTATTGCACAAGCTGAAGCTCCTCTATTTGAACATGGAGTTCCAGCAGGAGGTACAACTGGGCAGTATCTCGCTAAAACAAATAGTGATGATTATAATACTGAGTGGATTAATCCTCCTGCAACTCCTGCGTCTCTTCAAGATGGCACACGACTTTCAGTAGCTTCGGCTGCTACGGTGAATCTAGTAGCACTGGAAGATACAACTCGTAATATTCTGATCACTGGTACTACTACAATTGGTGGATTCCAGATTAGTGATGGACAACTCTGGGCAGTTAAATTCGCAGCTGCCCTCACACTCACTAACTCAGCCTCTCTTGTAACTCAGACTGGAGCTGATGTTAAGGTAGTGCCTAACTCAACTTGTTTTATTCGAGCAACTGCGGATAACCAGGTTGAAGTGTTGGCGATGACGAAAGCGTTTGATATTGGTGGACCAGCTTGCTCTGTTTATCGTAATGCGACGCAGTCATTGCCTAATACAACATCAACTGAAATTATTTTTAATACTGAAGTATATGATACAGCAAATTGTCATAATACTTCTACAGGTAGATTTACTCCAGACGTGCCTGGATACTATAAAGTTAGTGTTTGGGGCAGTACAGCACAAGCCTCTGGAGGTATGACAATTGCTGCGCTGAAAAATGGAACTAGTCAAGCTACTGCAGCTGGTACGTTCACACCTGGCATCGGTACATTTGCTGCGGTTAGCTGTGATGTCTATTGCAATGGTTCCACAGACTATATTAGTTGTGCTGTTCTACAGTCTTCTGGGGGCACTGTTAATTCTGCATCTACGCAAGCTGGTATGGGAATGACAGTAAGCTTAGCCCGTCCAGCCTAATACTCCAATCTCTACCATGGCACAAATAGTCTATCGAGGTAATCTCTCAGCTGCCTCATTCCCATTCATCTCCACATTTGGTGGACGTACTGTCATTGTTCCTGGACAAGATAATACGTTCAATCGTCAGGTACAATCACAAGGAGATCTGGATAAGGATGTAGGTATCCCTCAAATCTACTACTGTCACAACGTTCTCCCTAATGAGAATGGGTTTCAATCAGTAGGATATGAGGAGAAGATTCATCCTACAGACATCACAGGTCTCACTCAGATGTTCAAAGTGAGAGATGATTCATACAATGGTGGATCTAAAGCTTATCTAGCTCTTTCCCCTGATTCATTCTTTCTCTGTCTAGATGAGACTCTTGGATATACATCTGAACTCACTCAATATTGGAATGGATCCACTCTTGTAGATCTTCCTTCCAATCTCTCAGAGCTTCAGATCACAATCGCACACGTAGCTGGGATCTCATATATTTATGTAGAATCTCTCTACTGTCTTGTGTTCTCATTCTCCAATCTGCGCCTGGAACTCACAACTCTCACCTCTCTCACAGCCTCAGCAATTCTAGGTCTCACAGAATCTAATGGCTATCTTATTGCATACTCCTCTAATGCAGTAGCTTGGTCATCCACTATTGATCCTACTGATTTCACTCCATCTCTCCAGACAGGTGCAGGTGGCGGTAATGTAGAAGGTATCCAAGGAGTCATTACAGCAGCTGCCCCAACCTCAGTAGGATTCACTGTCTATACAGCAGCAAATGCAGTGAGTGTTCTCTACACAGGTAATTCTCGTTATCCTTTCCAGTTCTCACCTTGCCAAGGATCTGGTGGAGTTGAATCTTTGGAACGAGTTGCGTATGAAGCTGATATTGGTTATAACTATGCGTATACCACTAAAGGCTTTCAAATTCTGCGGGCTAAGACTTCTGACACTGTATTCCCAGCTCTCACTGATTTCCTAGCTGGTCAATACTTTGAGGATTTCAATGACACAACTCTTGAATTCTCCTATCAAAATCTGCTGGTTCCTATGCAGAAGAAGATAGTTCTGATTGCAGCTCGCTATCTTGTGATCTCTTATGGAATCGAATCGCTTACTCATGCAATCATCTATGATACTGTTCAGAAACGTTTTGGCAAACTCAAGATCGATCATGTAGATTGCTTCGAGTATGATTTGCTTTCAGAAACAGTGAGTGATATTCCTAAGAAATCTATTGCATTCCTCCAATCCTCTGGCCGCGTAGTAGTTGTGAATTTCGCTGTCGGATTCACCAATCGCAATGGCACTATCATTCTTGGTAAGTACCAATATGTGAGATCCAAACTTCTGCAACTTCAGGAAGCTGAGTTCGAGAATCCAGCAGTAGGTGGATCATTCACAGTTACCTGTATGACTTCATATGATGGCAAGAACACAGATGAATACAATACAGGATTCGTACTTCACTCAGGTGCGAATATTGGAGCTTACGGATTTGGAGCTCCGCAGGGAATTAACCACTCACTCTGCTGTCAAGGTGCATTTAATCTCACCACAGTGGAACTCAAGTTTAATCCCACCTCGAGCATCTAATGCCTCAGTTCCGTTACTCCACTAATATTATCATCCCAGTCTCATCCTCGGTGAAGGATGATTCAACACGGCTGGAAATCAATCAGTGTTTTGATGGTCTTCGCGCGTTAGCTACTAGACTCGATGAAGTTACTGGAGCTCTGAGCGATCTGGAATCACAGTGGCCAGACATAGAACCTAATCAATCCTTCCTAGGTAATAATCTATTCAAAATCTATGCACAGGCGGATGTAGATATTACCTATGGGATGATGGTTAATTTTCACAATGCTACTGCATCCACAGTAAAAGCAAAACCAGCTCAAGCAGATTCAGCAGCTAATATTGCTGCAGGCTTCTATATCTATGATGCAGGAGTTGCAGCAGGAGAGTGGGGAGAATTCATATGTGGTCCAGGCATTAACATTGGTCTATCTGGGCTCACTCCGGGAACATGGTATTATACCTCTCCCTCTAGTGCAGGACTCATTACTTCCACCAATCCTACAACTGTTGGACAAGTTAGACAGCGAGTAGGAATTGCACTCACAGATACTGATCTACTTGTAGGAGCATTGAACCAATGGACACAGCTGTAAAACTCTCTCCCAACTTCTCTTGGGATGAAGCAATCATCACCCAACATCGTACCATCAACAATGCAATTCCTAATGATTATGTTCGTGGCAATGTAATCAAAACTGCCAGAGAGATGGAGAAAGTTAGAGCCCTATTGGGCTTTTCTGTTATTGTGAACTCATGGTTTAGATGTCTGGAACTTAACAGAGCTTTAGGATCTTCTGATACTTCAGATCATCCTACCGGTTGTGCAGTTGATTTTATCTCTCCTAAGTTTGGTACTCCTCTAGATATTTGTCGCCGGCTAGTGGGAGCATCCCGAGCAATAGGATTCAAACAATTGATACTAGAACATACTTGGGTCCACATTGCATGGTCACATGTCCCCAATGTTCCTCCGAGATTGGAAGTATTATCATTACTTGAGTCGGGCAAGTATGCACGTGGTCTAACCGATAAGAATGGAAAGCCATACTAACATGCGGATCGAAGAAGATCAGATACATAGAATCGTTTCTGAACTTGAAGCTAAGTTTGAGCGACGATTTGCTTTGTATGAAATGCAACTTGAAACCCTCACAAAAAATACAGGTGAGATGGTAGATGCATTTCAAGCTGCTAAAGGTGCATTCACTGTATTAGGTTGGTTTGCTAAAGCAGCTAAACCTATTCTTGTATTCGGTGCTCTGGTAGCTAGCATGTCGATTCTCTGGTCTGCTGTGAAGAATGTAATCATTAAAGGAGTTCTTTGATGGATCCAATCTCAATAGGACTCGCACTCCTTAAATTCGCACCTGGGCTATTGGCCCATTTTGGCGCTTCTAAAGATCTCACTAAAGTGGCTGATGTAGCAGCTGATATTGCTCAAACAGTCACCAATACTTCATCTCCTTCAGCTGCTATCGAGGCTCTCAATGCGAATCCAGAACTGGCTGCTGCATATCAGACTGCTGTGCTATCTCAATCTACTCGTTTTGAGGAACTCTACTATCAGGACAAAGCAGATGCTCGTGCACGTGATGTTGCTATTATCTCCTCAGGTACTAGAAATTACCGTGCTGACATTATGTTCTTCCTTGCTGTTGTCATGGTAGGTTTGTTAGTATGGATCGTCTGGAAAGATTCTACAATCAATGAGTACGTTAAAGGCATTTTTACTCTGGTTCTTGGTCGCTTCCTTGGGTATCTGGATAACATCTATAACTATGAATTCGGCACCACTAGGATAAACAGGACCAAAGATGAGACGATTAAGTCTCTCACTCAATCAGCTCAGGAGAAATAATCATGGCTACTACAGGCGGTAAGATCGATACTGTTGACAACTCAGGGCTAGTCAATCTAGCTTCTCTGTTTCTTGGTAAGAATACCAACACCTCATTCGGAGGTTCCACTTCTACTAAACAAACTACGAGTGAAGAAGTCTCTCCAGACGCAGTTAATGCGATTGTCAAACAGATGCTGGAAGGTACACAAGGTTTGGCAGCTGTATCTCAAGGACAGAAGACA